GGTTTGTTTTTTAAATTAGGATCACCAAAATATTTTACTGTACCATCAGGTCCAGTTACTTTATGAGTTTTACCTTTTCGTTCATTTGATTTTGTAACTACATAACCTCCTTTTCCATACATGTATCCTCCATCCATGTAACTATTTACATACTCATCAGCAGCTTCTTTAGACATATGAGATTCTGCTCTAGCTCTTAAAACTTCTTTTGGTATCTTACCTCCATACGCATACATATCTCCACCATACCCCATACTAGAATTATCCATCATTCCTCCATATGCGTTTTTAGATCTTTCTAACGCTTCATCTGTAGGAGCACCTTTACTACCAGGACTTCTCATTGTCTCTCCTGAACCAGCTGCTATTCTTTTTCTTTTTGCGTGTATGTTTGCCCACAATCCTCCGTTTTTATATTCTGTAGTATCACCGTGGTACGCACCAGGCATCATAGAACCATCTGGCATTTGATGCATTGGCATTTGATCTCCCATCATTCCAGGAGCTTGTGGCTCATTATATCCTAAAGAATTTAATGTGTCCATTGCATCTCTAGCCATTTGTTCACGTTCCATTTCTTGCTGTTCTTTTAAAGCTTGTAGCTCTCTATTCATAGCTGTTTTAGAAGCATTGTCATCTGGACGATTCCCATACTTTTTGATTATTGCTTTTGCTTGATCTGCAAACGATGTAACTCTTTTAGCCATAATTACTTCTTTTTAGAATTTATGTAAGGTATTCTATCTGAGAATATGTAAGATTCGCCATCGGGTGTATCCCATCTTATTTCACCATCCTCTACTTCATTGTTTGTATCTCCTAGTGGAATTCCGCCCGTTTCATGTCTATTGCCATTGTACTCTGTTAAGTCTCCTCCTGCTTGATACATTTTATCCATTTTACCACCATAGGCAAAACCAGAACTATATCGTCCACCTTCAGCTTCAATTTTTCTTGTTTTTGTAAACATGTCGCCTAACGGATTAATGAATTTTCTTTCACCTGTAGTTAGATTTGTTCGAGTAGATCTTCCTGCATTTCTTTGAGGATTGTATACTCTTTCCATGTATCCTTGTAAATATTCTGGATCATAGTTTACATGTGACTGTACCCCAGGTGTATTTACTGGTAAAGGTTGAGGAGCCATCATTGGCATTTGTTTTAATGGATCTCCATAGTAATCCATATCTCCACCATAAGCCATTTGAATGTTGGGTATAATACCCGTGCTTTCTGATTCTGGAATATACATTTCAGGTGCAGGAGGTGTTTTTCGAGGAGTAATCATAACTGGAGGTAACTCTTGAGTTTGAAATCCAGGATACTTAGACATATCAACGTATTTTCTTTTTTCTTTATACGCATCAAATTCTGATTCAATCTGAGATAATTTCTCTGGATTTATATCAGGTGATAGTTCTTTGTATTTTTTCTTGAATTCAAAATGATGATGAGGTGCAGTTCCTTTACTTCCTACTTTCTTTCTTTTTGCTGCAGATGTTTCATCTAAGTACTTTACACCAAAATCACTCATCCATTTTTTACCTTGATCAGTATTTACCCAATCTATAAATCCTTTACTATCTTCTTTAGCAGATACGTCAAAAGCTTTACCTACATTATGCTTAGATCCTTTTTTGTATACTTTATCTTTTTTTCCTCTAAGCATTGAAGTTAATACAGCTGGATCTCCCTGATAACCATAATCTCCAATTGAACTTAAAGCCGTAAATGCTTCTTTTCCTAAGTAAGGTTTACTTACACCTCTAAGCTTCATGCCTAATATGAAATCTCTGATTCGTCCTGGATTTTCATTCATAGGTCCACCATTTGCATATAGATTGCCTCCATATGCACCATAGTTAAATTGTGTTGTATCTGTAGGCATTGGTATATCTTTTCCTTTGTCTTTGTATAATCCATAGAAGTCATCTCCTGCACCTGCCCATCCTAAAGCAAGATTGCTTGCTAGACCCATAGCTTTGTCACCTGCTGTTTTTCTTGGATCTGAAACTACTTCCATTTTCCCTGCCATTGGATCAGCTATATACGATAAAGCGTCACCAGCTGGTCCTCCCATTTGTTCTCCTGCTTTTTTAGCTCCTTTTCCAATAGCAGCAAATCCTTGTACAGCTTGACCCCAACCAGGAATTGCTCCCATTGCACTAACTACTGCATCTTTACCTGCTTCATACTGACTCATTGTTTTTCGTTGTTCTTCAGTAAGATCAGTTCTTTGTTGTTCAGGTAGTGCACTTGACGCTATATTTGCAGCCATCGCACCATATCCTAATGCATCGCTTCCTGACATTTTATTTTCGTCTGTGTTACCATAATCGTCAGCATAATAACTCATATCAAGTTCTGGTGCTTCACCATAATTTGTGGCAAGTGTACCAGTTGGTGTTTGATAATAATTTGTAGGAATAGCAGTTAGTTCGCCACCGTATGCATTCCACTTAGATGCATTGCGTGCAAAGTTTGCTTGTTTTCTTGTAGCAGGTGAATAAGTTCCTTCTTTAGCACTAAGAACTTTAGATGCAAATTCTTGAACTCCCATTCCTGCCGCATTAGCTTTAGCTGTAAACTTACCACGATTCTCAGGCTTAATACGTATCTTTCCACCATATGCAAATGGTGATTGATCCATTAGTACTTTATCAGCCCATTGTTGTTTTGGTGCAGTCATTTCATCTACTGTTGTTGCACCTTGAACTTCTTCAGCTGCTTCAATATCATATCTTTCAGGATCTCCAGCAACTGCACCTCTTTGTTCTGCAACACCTTGTTCCCAAGGAATAGTAATCCTACCTTCATCAAAAGCTTTCTTATATGCATCATATGCTATTTGACCGCTTTGTCTGTAATCAAACATGCCAGGTCTTCCAGGTACTGGAAATTGCATTTCGAATGTTCTTCTACCTGTTCGATCTATATCTACTTTTTCAGGTGACCATTCAAAGCTACCATATGTTGTTGATGCATGCTGTGGACCTAATAATTGTTGTCTTAGTGGCGTACTCAAACCTTCTTTAGCTCCTGCTAATCCTATTTGAAAATCATTAAGGTTTTTTGTTAGTGGTGCAACATTTTCACTCATCCATTCTAAAGACGTGTAGTAATCTTCAGGATCATATCCTTCTCTTTCAGCAAAGCTTGCAAATTCTTCAGGTGTTAGTTCTGTGTCTCTTTTTCCTACCTGATAATACGGAAGCCCTGTGTTTTCAATACCTGCCTGCTCATACAATCCCAAGTTCTGTATTTCTTGCCCTCTTTTGATTATATCCATTCTTCTTTGATATTCATCATAATCAAAGTCTTCTGGTGCTGCTATTTGAGCAGTTCTATAATCAGTTATACTATCTGGTTGATAAGCACTTAAGGAGAGTATTCTATATTTATCGTTCTCAGGCATGGCTATAATTTTATAAAAATAATTGATAATCTAACATCGTTCAAATAATTTATCTAACGTTACATATTAGCTGGTCTAAAACTTACTTCAATATCGTGTAATACGAGTCTTCTATTATTCGCATTATTCTCAAACTCAAGCTCTAAGAATATGTACGAATCTCTCATTCTTGGCTTTGGAGATGCAGCTGGGTCTGTTGCATCTCTAGGTATAGTTGATCTGTACTTACGCATTCTTCGTATTACATTTGTTCCAAGCGTAAGTGGTATTATTCCAGTATCTTGATAGTCATTGTAGAATCGCATTTGTTTTAATGCTTCATTTGGTGCATCAATGTCATCTATTGATATCTCTGCATTGTACTCTATGTTATCGAATACTTTGATAATGTCAGCTCCAGGTGCAAGTATTAAAGTTATTTTCGAGTTGTAATAGTCATTATAGAACTTTCCATAATCATCTACATCGTGTTCAAATACTTCACCGTCGTTTGTGAATGAGTTTACAGATAATAATCTCCTGCCCGTGTGCAGGTAGATATTTGGTTTGTAATCATGAAAGGATTCAAATGCATTCATCATTTCATTGTACGATAGAGTAAATCCATTTAGGAATGTATTGTTTCCAAATTTATCTACAATAGGTTGGAGATTAGGATCAGTTGATGGAACTAATGGAGGATCTGGAGCAGTAAATGCTGTAGTTACTCTGTAGTATATTCCACCAAAAAATATGATATCTCCTACTTCATATGTTTTATTGGCTATGGTTGAATCATAGATCTTATAGTTCAGGAATGTCATTAGCACTCTATTGTGCCTTCTATCGTACATTCCATGTACGCCTAGATTCTTAAGTGTAACATCATTCTCTTCAAGACTCCCGTCTATTTTACCAAAGAATGCAGATAGTCCTTTTATGTCACTTATTGGTTGCATTCCTTCAGAAAGTCTGAACATTTTCTTTAATCTATCATCGTAGTGGTAAATACTTCCGCCAGACGTAACTACTGAATGTTGATGTATACTTCCAGTCTCCGTAGTCATGTAGCTGTAATCACTTATTACTTCACCTGTACCCAATACGATTTCTACTCCTGATTCGGATACCTGAGTTACACGATCGTTTATTGCTGCAACACCTACAGCTGAATCCTGGTAGAAGAAAACATTACTTCTTAGGTTGACTATTTTATTGATTTGACCATGAATTCCTTCTACAGGTAGTTCATTTAACGGCAAGAATATTTTCCAGTTATCTATTAGCTCACCATCTACTTTTGCGTTAGATACCTTAATAGTAAATCTTTGTTCTTCTGAAAGATTGACTAATGCGTCTTTTGCAAAGAATTGAGTCTTTACGTTATTTTCTTGATTGTAAGCATAGAGTATCTTATAATCTTCAAATTGATATGCTCCCATATCAGGCGTAACATTATCTCTATCTGTAGAAAAATGCTTCCCAAATCGTAATTCAGTATTGATGCTACTTTCACACGGATACATAAGACCAACTGCAAGTTTTGAATTAGCAGGACCATCATATGGATTTACTTGACTCCAGTATTGAGTTATGTATTCTTCATCGTAATAGGTTACGAACATGTCTCCACCAAATACTTTGAAGGTAAAATTAGAACCAAGGCTTGATACTTCAGCTGTTGCTTGGAAATGACCTGTAGATATGTATACAGATTTACTTCTATCTATGTACGCATCCCCACCATATTGCTTTAGTAGAAATCTGTTATAAGATGCTTCTTTAAACTTTAGAAAGTTATCACTTCTTCCTGCAGTAGTACCACCTGTTAGATTAAGAAATTCTTGTTTTCCGTCAATTGGAAGACTTGCTCCAGCTGTATCATAGAACATTCCTGATACAGAACCTGTTGGATATTGTGCAGCATCCCACCAATTATCAGGAATAAGACCTGTACTACTACCATCAGTATTTAATACTAATAATTGTTTAGTGTTACCCATCCCCAAAGGAACATTAGTTCCAGAACCAGATTTTCTTGAATATGATGCATTGATCAGAAAGTTCTGACCATTTACTCTACCTCCAGCATTATCAAATGCGGGATTAGTTGTTCCAATTGATTGAGCTGCAGTCATTTGTATTTCTGCGTCAATTAAGAATTTTTGATAACCGTCTGGATTATTTGTTGGATATACAGCACTATTTATTAATGTAGCTGGGGCATATTCTCTCATCTTATACCATGCTCCCATACTTTTATTACCAAAATCATCATAGAATACTTCTGCGTATCCATTATAATAACCCGTAGTTTGTATGTAATCTCTTCTTCTAAATTTATAGTTTGAAGCTAATCTAAATGGACCAAGTGGAGAACAGAATGTAGCAAGTGATCTACTATGACTGTCATCGCTTAAAGGTGTTCCTGCTGAATGCCAATCTGTAAATCCAGGTCTATCCATTAATGTAATACAAGGTTCACCACTACCGTCTATATCAATATTGGTTGATTTAACATCTTGACTGTATTGTGCATTAAATACACTTGTTAATGAATTACCATTGTCTTCATGATTAAAATGCATTACCAATCCAGTACCCAATCTTGTTTTATCTTCCTCTTCTCTTTGAACTCGTACAATAGAGAACCCAGATATCTTATCAGCAATGCTTGATATGTCTACTGAAAACTCTATCCCTAATGAAAATAGATTAGATACTCCCGAATTAAAGTTTATAAGCTTATAAGTATTTGTTATCCCTGATGTAGCATCATCTGTAGTATCAAATATTTCAGGGAACTTAATATCACCTATCCATTTTACAAAGCTTGGATTACCTTTGAGATCATAGAACGTAATTCCAAATCTATATACTTCACCACGAGCGTATCCTCTTAAGACTCCATTTATTTTTGCAGAAGCCATGTTTTTAATTTCTCCCCCTCTTGGATACTCTACATTACTTCCATCTAAGTTTTTATCTCCTAATAATAATGGAGAATCTGATGCTAGATATCTATCTACTTTAGTAAATGGTCTGTATACAGGTGTAGGATTAGCATATAGGTCATTGCCTGAATAACCTTGGGTAACAAATTTGTAGCTTACATTTGGACCTGAACCACCAAGATAACTTTGACCTGGAGCATATTTATATTGATCTGCAGTTGCCCAATCAGCATTTACATCTGGGTCTTGTTGATTGTAAGGATTTATTGCATCATGTTCTTCTGGAATTGTATCCCAGTTTCCAGTATTGTATGAATTAGATGTACCATCGCTATTATAAATATCAAATGATGTACCTCCTGCAACTTTACTTCGATAAGCCCTTGCATCAAAATCAATATCAAATATGGGTTCTTTGATATTTGCCGCAACTAATCTATCATCTTTGGATGTTAATGTTTTGGCTACTAATGGATTGGTTAATGCGTTGTATTCTACTGTTGTTATTGGAAGATCGTCTTCTGATCCATCATGTATTACAGTAAGTGTTCCATTACTTGGTACAAATTCTTCTTTGAACTTATATACTACTGGATTGTCTCTTGTGCTCCATAGTATGTAGTAATGCTCAATTACATCGTAGTCAGTATCAATTCCTTCGATCGTATATGTAACTGGTCCACCAGATGCATTGTTTATACTATCTGCTCCTATAAATGCTGTACCACCACCTGCTCCGTGATGAGTTGTCGAAGGTGAATCATTTTTCGTAAGCGTAACTAATGTTGATGCAGGTGAGAATATTGTAGTATTTCCTTGGGTTTGATTGATAAGTCTGTATGCATATTGTACAGTAGAACCTGCAGGAATAGATCCTGTTCCAACACCCAATGATTGTATTACAGGTTTTGATAAACTTACATCTGATACTATGTCCAGGTTTCCAGGAGGTAGTATCCATAAGTTATCATCGAATATATTTATCGATCTAAGCGGATTGTAATTATCAGTGAAATATACACGTCCTATCTTATCTGTTTCATACCGTGTAATTGGTTCTTCTATACGATGATGAGTGGATAATCTTAGCTGATTGTTATAGATGAGGTGTGTAGATGGTACAAGTAATCCACCTACTACGCCTTCAACTGCATTTGAATACTCATTGTATTTAAGCTTCCATATCTGATCTCCCGTACTTGATGTAGGATTTTCTGCAGTTTCAGATGTTGTAAATACAACTATCCATTGATCCAGATATCCCATTCCACATATCTTAAGATTGCTTTGAGCTTCAGCTACAGTTGTCAATGTACAGTCTGTACCTACTACAGTTACAGTGAGTGGTGAATTTAATCCGATGAAGTATACAAAGTTATCATCTTCTATCAGCTTAAGTGTATTTGCTGTAATCAATGCTTGTATAGTAGCATTAGCATTCAGGAATGCAAATAGGTCTGCATTTGTTAGAATATTATCTGAAGCTGTATACGATATTGGTGTTCCAAGAACATCTATTGTTTCACTACCAGCTACTGCATCTACATCAGTTCGTCTTAGCTTATACGATCTGGATGTACTAGGAATCTTAAATGTCAGTTTGTTACCTCTTTCATTTTCAAGAGCTCCTGTAGAAGAACCGTCTTCAGTAACTACTTTAAAGTTATGTGCTTCAAAGTAAGAAGTTTGTTTGTATTTCAGTTTAGACGTGTCCTGATCAATACCACCTATATATGTTTGTTTTGCTTTAGGCATTATCTTGCATTATATATTCTACGTTCTTCACCTTCATTAAGGCTTCTAAATCCACTTCTATGTTCTTCAATGTTTGGTATAGTTCTAAGCCATTGGTTCTTTAATGCTTCCATTTGATCAATGGATGGAATTCTAGCTTTGATATTTGCAGATGCACAATAGAACAACCATTCCTGTTCTAGCTTATCAGCTATTGCTCCAGGCAATCTTCCTTGTATTGAAAGCTTTAAGGATATTCTATGTGCAAGATAATTCTTGCATGCTTCCTGATATCTTGTATCTGCAGGTATAAGCGGTAAGCCGTTTTCTGCAGTAGGTACTGCCCAGTATGCCATTTCTACCTGACCTTCTTTAAATGATGTGAAGATCTTACCTCCATTTACTGTGTAGCTCAATTCCTTGTTATAATCTATTGTTTGCACTGATGGTTGATTCGCACCAAATGCTGTATTAGATGTAGGATTAGGATTGAAGTTGAAAAACGGATTACAATGTTTATTGTCATCTATTTTTGTTGATGGAGAAGCATCAATTACTTTATCTACACATCCACTACTAGTTGTGCAGTTGACCGTGTCTGGAGAATTCGAGATGTACAATCCCGCATGAAAATTATCTGTATTATGCAGCATTGGTATCTTAGAACAGAACTCTCTTGTTTGTACAATTACATGTAGGTCACAAGGAAGATCTCCTCTGTGATTTTTTATTACAATAGGATCAGGATTACCAAGTGCAGTAGAACCATCTGTTACTTTTGGCATATATGCTCGTGGAGCTCCTATGAGATCTAATGCATCTGCAACCCATTCGATTGCATCATTCCAATCAAAATCTTCTTCAAATCCATAATCCCTGTATACTCTTTCTATAATCCCTTCTATGGGTACATATCTACCATTTAACATAACTTACGTTTTAATACATTGAATCACCTCCGCCAAGGTTATTAAATATTCCTTTTAAACTATCAATTGGTCCTTTCTCTTCTTTCTCTTCTTTTTCATCGTCAGCTAATGGATTTTCTGTAGATATCCATTCTTCTTGTTCGCTGAAGTATTCACCATCTTCTTTAGAACCGTATTTGGTTTTACATATAATAAAGCCATTCGACACTTCTCTTACTTCTATCGAAGTACAGACACCGTCTTTTTCAGTTTTTACGGACCAAGACTTTTTTTTGTCTTTGTTTCCTTTCATCATACCATGCATAATTATCATATTATTATTATTCAAAAAAATCTATTTCAATATCTTCATCCTTAAGAGCTTTAGCTAAAGTTCTCTTGTTGAATCTAGACGGTATAAAACAATACGCAGAATGATTAGGAATGTTTGATGTTCTTTTTTCCCAGAACCATCTGTGCTGGTATCCGTTCGTATGATCGTTCAGATGAAATACTAGTTTCTTATTTTCTTTGGCTTCTTCGTTAGTAGACCATAGTTTCTTAGTACTTGCATAATCAATAAATAACCTGCTTTTATCTATAGTACCATCCGCATTTACTTTGATTTTTGGTTTGTATTTTCTTATGCGAAGTCTTCCTAACCTGTAAGGCATTCTGAATTCAAACGTGTTGAATATTATCATGTTTGAAATCTCTTTATAGAATTCCTTAATGATCTGTGTGAAGACACTATAACTAATAGGATTATCACTTGTATCTTCATAATACAAGTAAGCATCCTTTATTCCAAAATGTGTTTTATGCTTGGACATTACCAACTACTTTACCGTCTCCATCATTTACGCTATCGCTTGGAGCCATTAATTTAAATCTTAAATCACTTTTTACTATCTCAGCTTTCATGTAGTTTACCATACTTCTACTTACTGGATATTTTGAATCTTTTGAGTAACATACGTTTCCGTTCTCATCTGTAAATGCTGCTACTTCTGTTGGATCTTCAAATACTCCTCTGATATTTACATGTGTGAGTAGTTTTGCTAATTCGTTATCTGTATTGAATTTTAAATGAATTCTATCATTGAGTAAGAATGCATATACAGTACTTTGTGACAATCTGCCGTTTCCTGAGAAGATGGCTCGATTGTATGGTACAAAAGAGAATGGTCGTTGAGTTCTATTTACTGGACCTACTCTGGTAATTGCAGACGTATGATGCAGATCTATAGTATCAGGTATAGTTTTCTTTGTTCTAAGAATGCTACATCCTACAGGAAAATCTGTACAGCTTGATGCATCTGCTAATTCTAATTCAACACAACCCAGGTCTTGTACAAGATCATCATCTATAGATCTGAAACGATTCATTTCATTCTTTAACCATAATGCTCTTTGATTGTGTATCCAGTATTCTATCTGTCTTAAGTCCAATTCATCATCATCGGTTATATTACCTCTGATGAGCTCAAGCAAATCGTATGTGAGTTTATTTAGTGTAATCATTTCTTAAACGGGTTTGTTATCTTAAAAGATACGCCAATATTATGAGTATTCAGTATAACATCATACCTATAGTTGTATAGGATATCTTTTTTGGTTTTTAAACTGATCTTAGGACCTATTGAGAAGGTATTCATGTTTCCACCTACCTCTGCACCAACAAATACTTTATTACGTATTTGTTCTTTGATAGTTTCTTTATCAACTATCAACGTATCAACTCTTGTTATGTATTTTGGAAACTTTGGTGTGTAATCGAAATTCTGATCTATAATAGTACATTTAGGAAGCTCGATTGTCGTACTCAGGTCCCCTGAAATTAAAGAATCGTCTATTTCTGAATGATAGATTCTTACAGATAGATTGTCTTCTGTTGTAGTATCAATGTACTTGTATTTTACTATCTGTGTTGAGATAGTATCTGTGAATCGAATAGTATCTGTTTTACCTTTTCTGAATACTGTGTCTACAGTGTGTATTACAAAATGACCATCAGTGCCATCTGGTTTAGGTTCGGATGAGCATTTTTCAAGTAGAAATAATATGAACATTCCTACTAGCATTGCCAGGAATAATATTCTTTCTCTTTTTCTTGCAATCATCCATATACAGATTATTAAATTGAAATTAGTCTTCCCAATTTAAATATTTAGTTCTTCCATTTATTTTACACGCCTTCAATATGTTTTTTCTATTTCCTTCTTCTTTGTATGATACATGTATCCAGTTTGGATTATCATCAGTACCAAACTCCCAGATTAGCTGATCAAAATCCAGATTGTCCTTAATATAGTGAAACATTTGTGCATTAGTCTTATGACCATAGGTATCATCCAAGTCCATAGCCGCACCATTGTTTGCCATATGTTGTGACGATTTTGATCCACCAATACGTGTGTTAAGTTCTTCACTTCTAAAGCAACTATTAATTTTTATAGGTCCGCCAACCCATTCTCTTAATGGCTCAAACAAATTGTTAGCCAAAAGAATGATCCTATCCATTTGACTTCGGTTAGGATCATTCTTTATGTCATTTCTTATAGCCGTTTGGCTATATGTAACTTCTTTATAACTTACGTGGTTACTAACCTTCATCTCCTTCTTTCTTAGGAGTTAGTCCAATTAAAGAATCTTTAGATCTCAAAAAGATCAAAGCTACTGCTCCAAGCTCCGCTGCTTCCATCTTTGTATGTTCTTTCGACATATACAAATAGACAGTGCCAGCTAATAGCAATACACCAATAATTGTAGTTATTAATCCACTTTTAAATAATCGTTCCATGATTTTTAGTTTAATTAATCCTTCATAAAGTTAATAGATATTCTTCGAATTCCAGTATAACTTTATGTTTGAATCTCCAAGGTTGCTTGGAACATTCAACAATTTTTTTTATTTCAGCCTCTTCAAACTCTATTATTTCATCTGCTTTTGCTGCTTCAACTTTCTCTTCAATCTTTATACGAGATCTCATTTCAGAAGTTGTCCAGGCTCCATTTGCAGGTGGAGTATTCATACAGATCACTACTAGATCTCCATAAGTCATTTGTTTTAAATCTTGGTCATTTTCGCCTGCCATGACCAGCTCCGTAGATTTATTTTTGAATTTTACCATTTTATTAATTTTGACTTTTATTCATTAAAATTTGTACCATTCCCTTAATCTCAGACGTATCAGTCTTGATTGCGGTGATTTGGTCGTTAATGTTCTTTATCTCAGTAGCGTTTTCTTTTTGAAACTCCTTTAGGTCGGTCTTTACTATGTCTACCCTTTTGTTCATAAGTTCAGTCAAATCTTTCATCTCTTCTTGAAGCTGCTTTCTTATACCAACCCTGCTGTGTTTAGCTGCTAACTGTTCTTCTTTAGCATCTGCTTGACAAGTATCAATATGTTTGTCAACCACTACCATTCTGTCTTTTAGCTTTTCTACAGAACCTTTCAGAGTAAACCAACCAGCTAATGCACTAACTAATAGCGTAACAATATAAATGACATCCTTCATGTTGAAATGAACATCATCCATTCCATTAACAACTTCTCCTGTAGCCTGTAGTAAATCCATTATTCTTCTTCTTCAGAAAATAAACATTCAGCAGACCATTCAGTGAACAGTATTATTTGTTCAGGTATCCATATTTCGGGGTCTGCTATACCCAATACTGTTACCATACACTCCAATATTTTTGTCCAATTGTGTTTGGTAATTCCGTCAACACATTGCTCTACTTCAGAGCCATAGTGATTGACTATCTTCTTTTGCATGCACTTAGTCCAACTCATATCTTACAACAATACTGTACTTGGGATGATTGCTATATCATCATCAGTCAAGTACCCATTAGAATTAGCTACTATTTCATCTTTAAGCCATCCCTCTACTTTAGAGAATGCTCCAGCTTCTGCTTCAAGAGATGCTTGTTCTTCAACAGTCATTTCTCTAAAATAAGCAGATAACATATCTTTTATCTGGCCTGACATTGTTGGTTCAGGTGCTCCCTCTACTCCATTCCAGTAGTCATCTCTATCTGAAGGAGATAGAAAAACAAATAGAGGTCTGAACTCTATTCTTCTGCTACCAGCTATGAAACAAGTAGTCCAAGATATTGCAGCTCCTGATGGTATTGTTAAGCCATCAGTTCTGTTTAATTGTTTATTTATTTGTAATCCCATTTTATTATTTATTTTTAAAACTGATACCCATTTAATACTAAGTCAGTAACTGTTACATCACTTGCAGTGCTACTTTCAAATTCTATATCAAATACATCTCCTTGTGATGCAACTCCTAAAACACTAAATGATAATACCTGAGAATTACCAGATCTAATTTCAACTACTCCTACAGGAGCAGATATAGGTACACCATTAGCTCTTAACCTGCAAGTAATAATAGCATTACCTATTTGAAGTACAGTTGCAGTTACAGCAACAAAAAAATTAGCTTGAATCCTACTATTATATGTAAATGAGCAATTAGCTTGACTTGTTATAACTCTTTGAGCTACAGGAAATGTAGGGTTATTTGTAAAACTACCTCCTACATTTGCTTCATTCAATACTGCTGGATTAGTTGTTGAGTTATTTAATGCATTTGCATTTCCAATAATAGACAAAGTTCCTTTTGCATTACCATTTTGTATCTTCTGATTAGCTTGTACTATAGTAGTATTTTGAATATCATAATCAAAATTAGTTACAAGACCCGTGGATAAACCTACATCTACCCCTGTATTTGCAGATATAGTTCCAAATCCTATAGTTGTTGTATTATCTATTTTTAAACCATCTTGAGTTTGTTGAGGATGCCATAATGATCCAGAAATATTAACTGCTCCAAAACCAGGCCCTAATCCATTTGGTATTAAATCAATCATTGGAACAGTAGCATATCCTGTTACTTCCCAATCAACACCTAAAGAAGTTGTTGGAATAACTCCTGTATTTGCAGTTAATGCCTTATAGAAGATTCCTCCAAATATTACAACATCTCCAATAGAATAAGCGGTAACACCACTCCACGCAACAGCACTTGTATTTGTTTCATCAAACCATCTTACATACTCACAAGAGCTAATTTGTAATTTAGATACATTTTTAAAATGACATCCTATACTTGTTGCTTGGATGTACCAAGTAAGTGTATTCTGAAAATCTACTAAATCAAAGCCTTCAATAAACATCATATCAAAGCAGTTTCTAAACTGGCAATTAATAATAGTAAGCACTTTATTTCTTCCTGCATTATAAACTCCAGGAGTATAATCAAAGTTAGTAGCTCTTAATACTACATCACCTGCAGTATCATTTGTAGAAGAAAATTTTAGATTAGAGATCTCACAATTTACATCTGTAATTGTAATAAAATCTCCTGCACCTGCTGCACCTGTATAAAGTAGTCCATCTTTTTCTCTATCTGAACCTACTAATGCTACATTATCTGCTGTAATAGAAATAAGATTGGTAATAGATACGTTACCTCTAATAACGTAAGTAGTATTAGCAACCAAGTCTATTTCTCCACCTACAGGAGCAGGGAAGTCAGATTCATCTCTGATTTCTTTAATAACAACCCCATTGACTGAAAGTGTAGAGTTACCTGTAGCTTGTCTTGTAAATAGTGTTCCCATTTTATCCTAAAATTACCCAAGATGTGCCGTCATAACCCATCCATTGATTAGTTGTTATATCATATATCATTAATCCAGTTGCTGGAGTTGCAATGTTATTCATTTCTACTGTTGTCATTCTTGGTGGTAAGAATCCTCTTGTTGTAGAATTAATTTGTAACAATGCACTTGCATCCATTGTTTGTTGAGCTATATTAGTAGCACTTGTAGGAAGTGCTACATCATCAATTACTAAACCTAAAGCAGGTGCTCTGCTTACAAACTTAGCTATGACTCCTGTACTACTAAGAGGGGAAATTGATAATCCTGCAACATTGGACCCATCATTTCCTGAAGTATATAAAGTATAACCTCCTGATACTCCCGATGCTATTGTTGTAGCAGTACCCGAAGATTTACTTCTATAATAAGTAGAACCAAACAAGTTCATGTTAAGAAAACAATTAGAAGAATTTCCAAAACTATAAGTGTTACCTGTGCCTGTTGAAGGGTTGCCATTATCTGCTCTAATAGGAATAATTTGTTTTCCACCTGCGCCCCAAGTCCATTTTAAAGGGCCGTAGCTAAGTCCATTTAATCCTGTTCCAGCTCTTACTGATGCAATGTAGTTACTATTATCTGAAACACTACCACCATAATTACCAACTTCATTTTTTACTGAGAATCTACCAACTGGAACCCATCCTTCAGTTGAATGATTATAATAAGGAGCACTTATTGTACCATCTTCTATATGAACTTGTAGTCCATTAGCAGGAGCAGCTATAGCAGTTTGTTGAGCAACAGTCATTGTAGGTAAAGTGAATCCTTTATCTGTAACACTATCTAAAGCAAATACTGCTGAAGTTGTTACTCCTCCAACACCTATCTGCCCTCCTGTTTCTTGAAGAATAGATGCAACAAATGCACCAGAGTTATCTGTTATCTGATGTTCATTTGAAGTTCCTGCTGATCCTGCTCCAGCAGAACCATTAGCTGCTGCAGTAATTCTACCTTGAGCATCTATTGTGATATCTGCATTAGTATAACTTCCAGGAGTTACTGTAGTGTTTTTAAGTGAGATTGTACCTTGAGTAGTAATTACTCCTCCATCAAGACCTGTTCCTGCAGTTATTTGTGTAACGTGCCCTACATTACTTCCTATAATGTCAAGTATTTCTGGAGATTTAAGAAAATCTTCGATTCTTATAAATACCTCCCTATCTCCGTATTCAGGTTCAGTTACGAAGAGTTTTCCTGATGCTTTTGTCAGATTGACTCTATTTATTTTATTACTGCGGATTCTACCCATTTTCTTTTAGCTTTAACAATTTACACCCAAAAGCTCATATGTTTTATTGAGTATATCACATACTTGTTTTGTAGTAAGACAATTAATCAAATCTAAGATTGCACAAGGAGAAGATTCTATATCTTCAGTTGTTACTCCCGTAGTTGCTGAAATTGTCAATACAATTGAAGGATAACTCCAAAAGTAAAGTATACTTCCATCTAACACCATGTCTACTAATCCTGCTACTTTTTGTGTGATAAAATCACTATTGCTTAGTAGTCCATTATAAGCTTCCAATGCTCGTGCCTCACCTGTTGTTCCATTCAATGCAATATTGAATGCATTTCCGCCAATTGTACCTTCAAAAGTAGAAGGTGTTGTTCCACTTGCGAATGTTATCTTGAATGCGTTTTCAAGTGTTGTTGTAAAAGGAGAATAATCACATAACAACCTTAAGAACGCTGTTACCTGATTATTTGTTTCAATAACACATTCGCTGTTTTTACCATACAGACTTACTGCTGTATTTAATGTTTCCGCATAGGTTGACTGCAGACATTGAATCGCTCTAATATGATTATCTCTACATTCTACAGTTGTCATCCTACTTTATATATTTGCCATTGGATTTTTCGTGAAGTTAATGCTCCGCCTCCACTACTTCCAATGTCTCTTACTTTTAACTCTATTAGTTGTCCAGTATTTACTGTTCCTTTCCAGTTGATACTTAATGGGATTGTAAGTATCTCCACCACATCTGTAGATACTGAAAAAGTTATTGGGGTAACTGTATCTACTAATACACTATTTACAAATATCTGAATTTCTCCGTTAGCATCCGAGCCCATTTGCGTAAGAATATCTGCAATCATCATATATTCTCCATTTGATCCCGTAAGCGTATGGCTTCCACTAGGAAGTGTTGTTGCAACCCCAGGCCATGCATAATCTATATCAGTACTAATATAATGTTCTAATGTAAGTGTACCATCAGCACCATCAGCACCGTCTGCCCCATCCGCACCTGCAGGTCCAGCTGGTCCCGTAGCTCCAACAGGAATCGTAATAGGTATATTACATTCGTTTGAACATGTACATCCGCAATTGCAACTCATAATTATCTATTTAATAGTCTTCTACGTATGCTACAACATCTATTGCGTTTCCACCTAAAATTGATACAGTTACTGCATAACTTCCTGCAATATTTACGTATGGATTTGTATTTCCATCAACAGGAGCTGCCTGCAATAATGTATCTCCAGCAGAAATTCCACCAGTTTTTATGTTGTAGGTTTGTGTGTTTATTTTTACAGTTGCATCAGTAACACCACCACTAACTGATAATACTTTCAGTATAAGTAGTTTAGAACCGTCAGCACCCGTGGTAATTACTGTTACATCTCCTGCAGCAAGATTTACAGTTGTACTTTCAGTTCTACCTTCGCTACCGAAAAATAATAATTCATTTTTTGCCATGACACTTTTTTAAAATTTTGTAAATCCGTAAAGTTTTTCGTGTATTGCTACTATTCGTCCAATACTTGCATCTTTTCCTGCTGGTCCTTGAAGTCCTTGAACACCTGCAGGTCCTTGTGGACCAGTTGCTCCATCTACACCGTCAACACCGTCAGTTCCAGCTGGGCCTTGTGGACCTTGAATTCCTTGCAATCCATTTGTACCATTTGTACCTGCTGGACCTTGCGGTCCTGTTGCACCCGTTGCACCCGTGGGACCTGCTGGTCCAGTCGGGCCTGCTGGTCCTGCTGGACCAACTGGTACAGTAATTGGAATATTGCATTCATTTGAACAGCTATTTCCGCAACTACAACTCATAATTATTTACACTTACAATCGTTATAATCAAATATTCTTTTTAGTCGTGCAAGTAGTTTATCTGCCGTTGCAGTATTACCACAACTAGCTGCACTTACCATTGCACGATATAATCCTTCTGCTAATAATGCAGTTTCCAATAGTTCATTACCTGAACATGGATCACATCCACATTCTTCTTCAGCAGTTTTTGCCCATAAGCTTGCCAAGCTACACTTAGTAACACAATCGAAATAAATACACTTTTCAGTTGAATTTACTGTTGTACTTGGGAGTGCAAAATCAAGGGTATATTTTATCTTGTACAATCCATCTGGAAATGTGGAAGTACCATTAGTTAATGTATAACTAAATTTTCCTGTTATAGGATTTGGTATCTGACTTAATACGTCATAGGTTGTTACAGTTCCGTCTGGAAAAGTTACTTCAATTTCCGCACTATCTAGTGCAGTTACTCCAGTCGGATCCCATCCATCAGGGTTTGTAACAGCATCAAATAAACCAGATGTATCCTCAACAGTTAATGTTTTACATTTGTCTTTTTGACATACAGTAAATAAGGCTAAAGGCTCTGCCATTGGTTATCGGTTTAGGATTAGACATTAGGTAATAAAATATACGCAAAAACGGGGACAACTTAATGCCCCCTTTTTCACAATATGTATATTTTATATGTTACCTGTCTGTGCAGTTCCTACACCTTTGGCAACAGCATATGCATCAAGAACATTCATGATGTCTGTAGCAGCACCTGTAACCTGACCACCGAATCCAGCACCTTCAATACCTTTATCAAGCAATAGAATTAATTCTATTTTTGAATCAGGAGTACCTTGGATACCTGCGTATGATCTGTCAGCAAATGAAACGTAAAGTGTAGAGAAAGATCGACCGTCACCTACATCCTTTTTGAATTCTGGTGGAGGAGTTCCAATTCTTTCAACTTTACCGTTAGCTGCTTCTGAAGCAAACCATTCTAGTTCTTGAGATCGTTCCCAAGTACCGTTTCCTTCACTAGCTTCTGTAGCACTAGTAACAACAGTAGTACCGAAGTTATCAAGAGTTACAACAAATCGAACTTTGCTGAATTTAAATACTCCTCTTTTAAACTTTCGAGCTACACCAGTCATTTTGATACCCATGTCACCAGCAGCAACGTTTGCAGCAGTAACAAATCTGAAGTTAGCAACAGCTAATGTTCCTGATGCTCCTTGATAAGCAACATCTAGTACAGCTGTATTTGCAACAGCATCTATTGATACAATTTCATAAACTGCATCTGTCAACGCAGTACCAAATCGAATGTAGTCTCCAACAACTGCAACAGCGTCAATATCAGTTGCTGCTGAAACAGTAGTGCTACCTTTAGTAAATGTAAGAGTACCTGTTCCTGTAGCAGCTGTGTTAGCTCCTGAAGAAACTCTTTCGAATTTGATCTCTTGTTCTGGCTCTCGTGAGAAGTTAGCGATCAATGAATCAACCAAACCTTTAGCAATTAGCTCTTGAGTAGTTGTTGCTAGTGATCGGTAAGCACCAAACTTAAGCATTTCTTTGTTCAAGTAGGTAGCTTGAGTATCTTGTCGAACTATACGAACAAGGTAATCATTTGATGTAATTGCATCAATTGCACCAGATGTTCCATTGTAGCCAACATAAGAGACTTGCTCTACATCAGTAGCGTATGCAGAACCTTTATAGCTCGCAATATCGGATCCTTTGATTGTGGGTGAATAAAAGACCTGATCTCCGCTTCTTTGAACAATACGAATTTTATCTTCAGCTAAAACAGTTGTACTGTCAAGTACAGTTCCAGCACTAGATACAATAACTACCTCACCATCAGCGATGTAGTTTGCAGAATTAGGGTCAATGCTTGCACTAGCTGTTCTTGCAACATTTCCTGCTACTAGTACATGTTTTGCATTTGTTGTCGTAAACATTTTTTTACTTTTTAAATTAAACTTACTTATTCTATTTCAACGTTATCGATCTTTTTAGATTGAAATCTAGGATCCATAATAGTTTCTAAAGCTATTTCAACTGCAACATCTACAATTTCTCTATGAACTGTTTCATCCAGTTCGCAGTTAACTGCAGTGTCGATATCAATTTCAACAGGTCTTTTCAAATATCGCAAAAAATATTTTAATGGCGAATATGTACCATCAGTAACTATTTCATGCCTTTTTCTCTGACCTGCTCCAACTACTTCTTGACTGTAATCAATTCTCCAAGCTGCCTCACTGTATGGCTTCTTGAAGGGATTGTCTTTGTTTGCATTATACTCGTCATGAGTAATTGGTGAAACATCTATAATCTTATTTACATTATCACATACGATATCAGATTCAATACGCTCTGTAATGCTGTACATAAAATCAGCTGGTAAATCAAAGAACGTTCCATTCGGAAGTGTTCCATTTTGGTTTGATGAAATTGACGTATTCAATGTGCCCGTTCCATCAACAGCATCTCTGATCAATTCAGAAAAATCTTTTCTTCTTTTCTCAGTCTGCTCAAACGCCTCTCTATATTTATTGAGTTGGCGATATCTTGTTTTAATGATTCTTTCTTGTGCTTTATTTAGAAATAGTGATATTTCACTGTTATCATAACCTGGAGCCGCTGAATTGGATACGCGATCGTATCCAATCAGAAACTCAGTTTTCATATCAGCAGCAGTAAGAAAGATCATTTACTAGTACTTAAATCTATTTGGTTCTTAATCTTCAAATAAATATCCTGATTTACAGCATCTTTAAAGAAGTCAATAACATCGTTCAGTACTCCACCAATTTTATCTCCACCTGGGAGTGTGTATCGAGTACCATCTTTTAATATTGCTCCAACACTTAATGCATCTTCTATGAAGATCTTCATCTCGAAGTTAGGATCATTGATGACTGCCAATAACTTAGGCAATGATTTATCATCATCGATCAACTCTTCAATAGTAGTGTACATTACATTTGCTGGTGTATTTGGTGCTACCTTATTGCCATATACTCGTAATACATTACGCATTCTATCTGGGTTGTTTTCAACTCTTCCTAAGAATTTGTATGCATCTTTTTTCTTATTGGCTTTGGTAACTTTTTCTTGTACAATTACCTCTTCGTCCTGTAGTGCAAACTGAAATGAAGCAGATTGATATCTTGACTCCCAGTTTGGTGCTACGTGTGGAGATACTACACATACTCTGTAGCATAAATTATCTATTGGATCTGAAAGATCAAAGATTCTTTCTTCCTTATCAAGTTTTACCTTGAAGGTATGCCAATAGTTATCTTTCTTCTTGTAGATAGAAAGATCTCCAGGGTTTAAAAACAATTCTTTTTCAAAGAACGCTTGTTCTTCTTTTGTTAAAATGTTTACCAGTCTTCCAGTTTTCGTACTAATCGGTAGATCAAATTCACAAACTGTACCTGTAAACATAAATTCTCCGTCATGCCCTTGGGGCAGCCATCCGCCATTCCTATACACAGGAACCACCTTGACCTTTTTATCGGTCAAGATGGATTCCTTTGTAGTATAGTCTATTGCAACAGTGGATGAGTCTTTGGTATTCTTATCTTTTGTTGCCATGTTTATTTATTAATTATTCGATAATAATTAGGTTAAGATGTTAGGAATGTACTCAGCCATTCTCATTGGGTTCTTAACCATGATTCCACCGATAAACGCCTTATGAACTTCATATCCATCTACAGAGCTTGCAGCCATTGTAGGTGAAGTTTGTTGATCATATGGAGAGAATGGATCACGTAGTCCAGGAATATATCTGAAAATTTCAGAATCTCCTTTCATACCTACTTGCTTGATGTTCGCATCTCCATCAGCAGTACCGAAATCCATAATTGTATATCGACGAGATTCAGCAAGACCACCATCTGGGTGATAAATCTTGTTACGAACTGGATCATCGTATTGTGGAATGTGCATCAACTCAACAGTAATACCGTTAACAGTTTTGTACTCCAAGAACTGTCCTTTGTATCCCATTTTGTTTTTGCCACTGTGAGTAATTCGACCTTGATCGAAGTTTGGAGTGTAGTTAGATGCTTTTTCTTCCGCAGCTTTGTGGAACTGGAACATTCCATACTCTCCTGTACCAAGAACGAATCTACGCTTATCTTCAGGAAGTTTACCAACAGAAAGACCAAGAAGTGTTTCAGTCAAGTAATCTAAGTTGAAGTTGTTGTAGAAGAACTTGTTAGAAGGAGCGATTTGCTCACGAAGTCCTGCACCTGATCGGATTTCATATCCTGAATCTCCAAGGTTACCGTAAGTACCATCAGCTTTCTTGTTAGATGTTCCGAACATCAACAATTTAGCGATCTCTCTACGACACTGTACCATAAAGTCATAATCAAGCTTCTTGATCCATGCAGTTTGAACTTTACCACTTTGATCTTTCCAAGAGAAAGCCATTGGCTTGTTCTTACCTTTTCGAATCATGTTTCCAGGAACAGTATACTGCTTACGGATCATACTCATTACATTCTGCATTCTGAATGGAGAAGTGTGGTGAGTAAGACCACCTCTTTTAGAAAGAGTTTGTTCTACAAGCGAGTATTCTTTTGACCATCGTGTTCCAACTGCTAGATCTTGAGTAGGAACAGAAAGGAAGCTATCTCCAGTAACAAGCTCAACCTGATACATCCAGTTGTCAGTTCCTGCGTTTACAGGATCAGATACAATTCGTAGTTTGTAAAGGTCTACTTTATTACCAACAATTACATCGGTAGCTTCAAAGTATCTTTCAGGAAATTCGAGAACGAATCTTGTGAAGTTAATACCTGGAGCTGCTGGCAATGCATTCTTGTCGAAGTCAGCATATGCTGCGATTAGAGGAATATTTTTTTCGTCTGCTCCCTGTAAGAACCACTCATAAGGTCTATCGTCATCAATGTATTCCATAGGAAATTGATTCATAAAACTAATAAGATCGTCTCCAAGGTTAACTTTGTAAATATTCTCAATCAAATTTGAAACCAGTTGTGGTTCCAAAGCAAAAAGAGAACCAAGATGATTTTCAGTCGTTAGACCTGTCCAATCCTTCGGTTCATATTTTTGAAGAGGTGAAATTAACATTGGTTATTGATTTATTTGGTTAAACTTTTAATCTCTATTAAACATTTTCAAACCTTGCATAATACTATCTGACAATTGAGATTGTCTTACTCCTTTTCCTGGAGTCATTGTAGAAGTATTGCTGTTCAGTTTTTCAGTCAATTCTTTCATTGCGTTTGATTTGGAAACATTTCGGATCTTACTCCAGTCTCCATCAAATACACCAAGGCTATGTAAATAGTGCAATGTTGTTTCAAATTTTAATGGATCCTCTGTCCGTGTTTTCATTACGGCATTCATTGGTCTTCCATTTTTATCTGTCTCAACTACACTGGTCATAGACTTGTAAATATTTTCTCTGGAATTATCATTTAAAGGAATTCCAGGTATAATCTCTTGAAGTTTACCTATACTAGTCTTAATGTTAGATAGGTTTTCTTCGTTCTTTTTAGCAGCAAGCTCTTTTTCTTCTTCAGTCTTTTTCTTCAACTGCTCTTGATGATATTTTTCAACATTTACTAATGCAGCTTGTGCATCTTTTGCTTCGCTTGCTAATACATCATTTGATTCGAACATTTGAATTCGCTCATTGATCTTTTCCTGCGTATATCCTCTATTCTTTAGGTCTTCAGCAATCAATGCTTTTTGGAGATCTACATTACCATCAATAGCTTCTTCAGTTATTGTTGAGTATTGAATCTCTCTTGACTTTGTATCTATCAGATCTTTTAATGGAACATTCTCTTCGTAATTATCTACCAGATCCTTAATTACTGGTGGCAGATCATTTTTATACGCTTCAATTCCACTATTAACAGTATTCTGCATTAGCTTGATCAAACCTTCAGTTGTACCGTCAAAGTCTTCAGGTAGGTCAGAAAGCACACCCTGCTCGGATAACGCTTTGGCGAATGCGATAATATTACTATCAGACGGAGATGCTGTCCCAGCAGAGTGTCCAGTGCTTTCTTGACCTTGAGGCGAATCTTCAGTGTCCTCAATTTCTATTAAGTCGTTTGAATCTTCTTTACTTTCAATTGTCCCTGAATCAGGGGAGGGCTCGTTTGCCGCTTCTTCTTTTATCTTTTTTGCCTCTTCAATTATTGTTGGATTCTCTATTTTTCCGTCGGAATCCTCTACGTTCACCTCAATCATTTCGCCTTCAATTGAGTTCAGGTCTACTTTGCCAAAATCTAGTCCGTCCATCTTTTTTTATTTTTACAATATTAATATTAGTTACGTGATGTTCAAATTTTTTGTTAGACATTCTAACACCAAAAATTAGTTCTTTATAGCTTTTATTTTTTTTCGTGATACATAGGGTTCAAATCGCATAGGATTATTTTCTTCAGGTTGAGGTAAACTCAAATCAATTATTTCTCCCATGTCAGAATTGTAGGGTACGTTATCTCCAGATGCATTTAAATATGCATTAGACATAAAGTAATCTGTTGCTCTTTGTCCTACTGAGCTAATGTCTTTTTTAGGTTTTCCAGAATTAGAACCACTCAATGGTCCACCATATGCTTTTTGAAATGCGGGTGCTATATTTTTATAATTCTTTGCAAAATATCTAGCATCTTCTTCTGTTTCAAATCTCATTTCTTCGTTTGCTATAGGACCTGTCATTTCTAATCTACCGTTTACATCTTGTATATTAGGAACAGCATAATTACCATAACTACCCATATAGTGTGTACCACGTTCTCCTGAAGGAAATATATAAGGATTGTCCGTAGGACTTACCATTCTTTTAGCAGCAGGATTGCCATGCATTTCTTCATAAGCAAATCTTGCTTTCATCATACCATCTGCATTATAATCATTATTGATTTCTTCAGCTTTAGGTCCACCTTCTGGAGATAATTTTAGTGGTCCACCTTTAGCCATAGAATACATATTCAGATCACCTTCCATAAAACCTGCATGATGTTTTCTATCCTGATACGCTTTTCCTACATATCTTTGAGGAGCCCGTGTTTTTATTAAACCTCCATATGCCTTTTCTCTTTCTTGATAGAGCTCATCTCTATAATTTTCTATTGTAGTTTTTTCAAAATCTTCTAAAGACATTGGTGGAGTTGCACCTCCAGGCATTCTTTGCATTGTATCTTCACCTACTACAACTTTTTTAGCTTTTTTAGCTTTTTTAGATTTATTATCATCATAATCTAGTTTTTTAAGTTGCATTTTTAGATTTGCAGCATATGTTGGAGATGTAGCATAACCAGCTTCAGAAAGTATGTTAGCTAATTCTAAATCTGATTTATCTTTTCCATAACCTTTCTTTCTATATCTTCCTTTGGCTTTTTTAGTAAAAGCAACTCTTGCTTTAAATCCTTCTAATGGTGATGAATAACCTTCCCATCCAGCTTTTTCTGAAGTAAGTTTTCCATCTCTTACTTCATGAGTACCCATAGAAAAATCATCACCTTTTATGCCAAAATAAGCATAATATTTTTTAGCTGATTTGGATCTTCCTCCACCTGATTCTACAGCCCATTGAGCAGCAATAACTCTTGCTTCTGCATCTGTTTCAGCTCCTGCCGCAAGTGCCATATGGTAAGCATCACGTAAAGTTTTTGGTGGTTTAGTTACATCAAAATTTTCAGGAACTTCAGATAAAACTCCTGCCCCAACTCCACCTTCAGTAGAAACTTTAATTTTACCTTTTTTACCCCAGCTAGGTATAAACATGTCTCCTTCTAAGTAGTCTCTTTTAGAATATTTTTTTATTGATTTATCATCCCAAATTTCTGGGTCTGTAAACCAACCCATATCTGCATAAGTTTTGTTTTTACCTTTTTTTATTTTTGGTATACTAGCAGAAAGTGGTGCTGGTGTTGTAGGCATTCCTGTATTAAGAGTTCCCCCAAGATCATATTGCCTAGGTTCTTCTTTATTTGCGTTTTCAATCTGAGCAATAATATCTCCGTAATAACCATTATAGCCTAAATTCTTAAGCTTTTTAATTATTTCTAATTTTTCAGAAGGTCTAAGCATTTTTGGTATTATTTTGACTTAATGCTTTTTCTTTTAACCTAAGATCTTTTTCCTTTATCTCCTTATCATTTTGCATTTTTTGCTGTTTAAGGTTATAATCATTATCGATCTTTTGTTGCATCTGCATTAACTTTTGCAATTCAATATCATCAGGAATTCTATTGTTATTCTGATCTCTATCAAATTCCTTATCTGCAGAATTAATATAAGCTACTTCCAGTTTGGTATTATTATCCATCATCTTCAGCTCTTTCTCATGGATCTGTCTGTCCTCCCTATCAGCAGTTGCAATTTCAAGTGCTCTCTCTTGAGCTTGTTGTTGCATCTGTTGCATCTGTTGTTCATGCTGCTGCTGTTGTTGAACTTGCTGTTGTTGTTGCTCAAGTTGTTCTTGTTCACCTTGTTCGATCTTTCTTCGAATAGATGTTATAGAATCACTGTAATAGATATCCATCAGCTGACTCCACTTCAATTTATCATTCTGTATACCAGCGTGTGCAAGTTGTTTCAATGATTGTTCAAGTGCTGCATCATTAGTGCTATTCGACATAAACAATCCATATTCAGATTCATTGAACTGCTTACCATCAACTTCAAACATTACAGTTGTCAGATCATCTGTAACATACTGCAACTTCTTATTTTTATTCCGCCATGCAAACTTTGCAGTTTCAAGCAACGTAGCCATTGCTCTAAGTTTTGTATTATCGTGTGCAGAGAACCATTTTTCAGTAATATGACTTGACTGTACTACAGCTCTTTCTACATTACCTACCAATTCACTTGAACTTACCTGACCTTGTCGTTGCTTTGTAACACCTGCTATTTCACCTAGCTGATTTTCCAAATAACTCAACATTCCAATGTGTTGTTGAATATAGCTTCCTAGCTCCAGGTCAAGAACTTGATGACCAGAAGCACCAGTCATATTTCCTCTCAGTTTTCCTGTTGCAGCACCTTTATTACCAACTTTAAAGTAATCTACAGGGGCCCATCCTAATACTTCAGCATAGTACAACCACTTCTCTACTTCCCATTCATCAGGTACAAGTGATAGATCCAATTGTGCTATTTTACCTTTAGACTTAGCAAATGCAAGTTCAGTTCTATACATAAACACATTGTACAAATACTGATAAGGCTTCATTCGATCCATTAGTGATTTTACACTAGAATCATTAGTAGCATATAGCGTTCCTACATATCCAGGTGCACAATAACTAGGATTAGTCATCTTTCTGAACTGAATAGGTCGAGGTTGCATCTTCACATAAATATCTTCACCGATCTTAGTTCCTTCCCACCATTCGTTCACCCATATCCATTCTATTTCTTCTCCTTTATCTACGTTAGGTTTGTACTTCTCATCTACTATCTCCTCTTGTGCATCTCCATCTGCATCATAATACTTTAACTTCCCAACTTTCCTTCTGGATTTCCAAACAGTTCGTACAACCTTAATGTTTCCTTCTTCGTCATAGCTTCCACCAAAATATCTTGTAGCACTATCGTTTACTTCGATCAATCCACCATTTCCATTCTGTCGTACAAAGTCCCCAATATCAAATACAGGATTGTATCCTTTATGTGCAAGTACACTATTAGCTGCAGTGTTCAATTCACTTCCAGCTTCAATATCATCTATCTGTTTATCCGTAAGATACTCGTAGTAAAAATCTATAACCTTACCTACGGGCTCATATGAATACTCAACAATAATATCCGAATCTTCAATGTGATGACTATCACCTGACCTTATCGTAAATAAGTTCAATGGATTTACTCTCCTTAAAATAGGTTCTCCAGATATAATATCTGCACAATAGATCTCTTCTCCTGCTATTAACGCATCAGTAAAACCTTGATTGAATTTCAATTTCAAATCTTGCTCATTGTACAGATACGTAAGTATTCTTGTAGCATTCAGCTCTCTAAGGTCCTGATATTCGTAATTCAAATACTTGTTTAATCTTCTAAGCTCGTTCTGCAGATCTTGCTCATTCATTGCATCACCCTGTATCTGCTGCATAAGAAGATTCATTATTCTTTCCTTCTTATAATTCTCTTTTTCAGAGATTGCACTATCATTTACAGACCTTACTCTCCATTCAAATTTCCTTTTGAACTCTTCGCCAATAAGTAGATCAATTTTAGGATTTGCAATAGGATAGTTCTGCATCTTAGCAGGGAATGTAGCATTCTGTAGGTTCAACGGATTGCATACTGACTGCATATCTCTTTGGTCAAGTATGTCATTGTACAGATCGTAGTTTATCTTTTTGTTGTATTGAGACTGCCTTATTCGATTATCTTTGAACACTGTAAAGTTTTCTGCAGCGTCCATGCAGTCCTTCATCCACTTCTCATTTTTTTGTGAAGTTGCCTTTTTCTGGCTTGGAAAGAAAGTCACATTGGCGGATCCTTTCATAATTTTTTTATTTACACAATATTAGTCAAAAATTGAAATTTTTATCTTCCAAATATATTTCTGCTATAGCCATAATTCTTCTTAAAAGGACGGTCCCAAAAAGAATCTGTTGCTATACTTTTAATCTTCTTTTCTGTTTCAACTACGTGCTGTACTCTTTCTTGTTTCAAAATAAGTACCATTCCTAATGCTGAAACTCGGTCAAAGTTACCATCTTTATTCCAATAAATAAGCTCCTTTATAAGAGGCATGCATCTAATTTTCTGCAGGTTCATAAAATCCTCATCATCTGGCGTAGGCGTTATTAACCATTGCTTAATCAATTCTCTTGCCCACTTATTTATCGCAACTGTTGCAGGAGTACCTTTTTTCCTACTCATCATAGTTGAGCTCATCATTTCTCTGTCTACCAATACTTCAGGTGTATCAGCCAACAGATGCAACGAGTTCATCTTCTTAAAATAATTGAACATTCCCCTTAGTGCATTCTCATAATTACAATCCGCATTAAAGAACATCAACAATCTTCTCACATTCTCATAATACTCATCTGCCGTAGCTGGTCTTCCTGTATATTCCGCTACAATTCTTTCAGTCAATACATTCATCACAAATGTACTTCCCAACGACGTAGTTTGTGACTCATCAT